CCGAGACACGCACGAAGCGAGGTGAGTTCTGCTTCTTCTTTGACATTGATTTCATTTCTTGCTTCCTCAAGTTTCTGCATATCCCGCTTCAGTCCTGTCATTTCCGCAAGCAGGCAGGGAAACACAAGTGGGAATTCTAATGAATAGTTGTGCCGCGCCCAGTCTGGGGCTGTGAGAAGTTGGGAGATCCAGACATTTGCTGTGGCCCAGGTATCCATTGCACAGTATTTATAGTATTCGTGCAGATCATTAGTCTCCGCGAGATCCTTCCAATATACCACCTTTCGTAGAAAGAAGGCATTAAGGAAACCAAGATCCTTTGGTAGTTCGGAATACCAACTATGCATGAAATGAGCAGTGTCCCATAGCCAGTTTCTCGGCTCAGCGTTATATCTAAGAAGGTAGGAGTTGTCATACTTTCCGTTCTGAAAGATTTTCTGAGCCGGGAGATCATGGATTGCGCGAGCACATGCGAGAGAATAGCTGGAGTCGAGCGGGAGAATATATGATCTGGTAGTTATCTGCCCTTCAGGGCCTACATACACTCCACAATAACCAATGCACCTGATACGGAGGTCTTGTCTGAGGGTTTCAATATCAATAGAAATGGCATAAGCGCCACTGAGTTGGAACAGACAATCCTGAAAGTTCTCAGCAGTTATAAGTCCCCACTGAAACTGTGTAGCTTCTCTCCAGGATTCAGGCGCGCATACCTTGGAGATATATCGAGCTGCCAGGAATCTGCCATATGTCACCGTGAAGAGTTGTCTGAGGGGAGGGATAAAGACAATCTCAATCGCAGCTCCTTCCCCAAAAGTAAAGAGACTTCCTGCATAATTCGAGAGTGCTGGGGCGGATTTGTCATAGCCCATTTTATCCAGGAGTCGTTTAAGGATTGAGGTGTTTGTGGATACAACTCTGGTGATGCCTCGCTTTTTGCAGTACAGTTCAAGCTGCAGCAGCAATTCGATTGGCTCACAGACCACAAAGGTAGGGAGTCCATTGAACATTCCTTTAAGGTGCGGGACATAATCTTTATCATCGGATGTGCCGAGGAATAGAGCTTTGACTTCTAGTACATTCATATTGATTGATAGAGTGGGGAGTACTAACTAAAATGCCCAGGAGGTTTAATTCCTAGGCACAGAGGTTAAGACTCTTTTGCTATCGCAAAATGCTTAGTGAGCGCAGCTCTTCAGACATCAAAGCTGATCTCAGTGATCTTCAGGTACGTTGCGGTCTTTTCCTTATTGCTTTGCAGTTTGGTCAACACCAATGCATCAGCATTCTGAACATCCGCCACAAGTTCTGCAATCTTCTTTGCGCCGAACTGTGCTGCCGCCGCCGACATGAGCTTTTTAAAGTCTCCTTGTCCATATTCATTCGTGAGATTGAACAGAACAGAAGATTCATCGCCAGCTTTCAGCGGAGTATCCTCAGCACTCGCCAGTTCTTTGGTTTCAATTGCCTTGAGTCCAAGCTCGAAGCAATCATTCTTGCCCACTTTCTTGCGAACAAGAGTGCAAGTAACATGGTGCAAGCCCGGAGGAAATGGCTTGAATTCCGGAGCATCTGCAAGATCATCAAGAGTTCCATCAAGAAGAGCGTCGATGTCGGTGATCAGATCAGGATTGGTTTGTGCGTTCATGAGTGAAAAGTTCCTGGTTTAGGATTTGGGAGAGTGAGAAGAAGAAGAAATAAGATTTTCGCATAGCGTTGCATAACCTGCAATGTCATGCCAATGGTCAGTGTGATTGTTATTTCCGCATAAGATCCTTCCGAGTTTGTGACAGATCATGTCGATTGCTTCCTTTTGATGGGGAGGAAGTGAATCCCAATTCTTTCCTTCTCTGCAGAGATCTTTGAGAGTCTGCATGATAAGTCCGTTGTCGATGAATGAGCCGTGAGAATTGGCTCGTTCGGAGAGAGTTCCTTGGACAGATTGACTCATGCTGTTAACCTTGTTTGGATTGGTAGATGCATTGTACCTTGCGAGTTCTTCTTCCAGCTCTGCTCTGGCACGAAGAATCTGTTGGAACCCATTCATAAAAGGATTTTCGCTCATTTTTTTCCTCCCATCTTTGCGCGCAGTGCATCAAGACCAGACTGTGCTTTCTCTCCAGGAGAGTCTTTCGTTGCAGCATTCACCACTACTTTCTCTCCAGTGAAAATCGGAACAAGAGATGGATTGGTTGAATCTTCCAATACTCTGCCACTGCGGGAGCCGGTGAGGATTGTTCCATTGTAGAGAGTAGAGGAAGCTGCGATATGTTTTTTATTCTTCACCTCACAATAGATCACCTCATCAAAATACTTTGCAGTATTCCGGGAGAATGCTCTTGTCCCTGCTGTTGGCACAAGTTTCTTCTTCCCATCTTCCATCTCTGTCTCAGTCTCATGGGAAATACAAACCACATGGAAACCTGATTGCTGGACATGAGAAAGGAAGATGTCAAGGAGCTTGCCGAGATTTCCCCAATCATCATAGTCCAGCTTGTAATCATCTGGCTGGTTTTTTGTGATGTGAGAAATGGCAGATTGAGTGAGTTGGGTGAGAGAGTCAAAGACAACAATGGTGTCTAGGGGAAGGGTAGAGAGTTCTACTTCCACTGAAGGTGCATCTGCTTTCTTGCAAGCCGCACAATTCCAAGCTCCGTGAGTTTCACAGACTGTTCCCGCCGAGCCTTTAATTACCTTCAGGCAAGTTTGGATTGCCATTGGAAAGCTGCGAGTGTCTGGAATGGAAATGACTTCGATTCTCTCTTGCTGTTCCTGAGGGAGAGTGAGAAGAGTATCCACTCCATTCTCAAGATCAAACCAGAGAAGATTGAAATGAGATGAAAGATCACCAGCAAGTTTTGTCTTGCCTGATTTCGGCGGGCCAAAGAGAAGAACTCTATGGGATTTGGATGCAGATTTGTTTGAGAGTTTCATACAGGTTTATTCCAATCATCTCCATAAGATGCGCTTACATTAAGGCCATCTTCGTCCACAGTAAACCAAGGAATCAAAGGCCATGATGTATCAGGATCCCACAAAATGATTTCTGTTTCATCAGGCAGATCTTTGATAAGCTCTCGCAATTTGCCGAGTGTCATACGTTCTTTCATACCACTGCTCCTGAAGTTTTATTGAGCTGAGATTCAAGGAGATCTGAAAGCGTGAGCTGGATCTGATACTCCGTTTTATCTTCTTCTTCCGGAGTGCAAGGCTTAGTTAAAAACCCTGTACTCAGGGTACAGCTTTGCAAATACTCGCATGGCCTGAAGAAAGAGAAACAAGATTCTCCTCGCATTGGATATAGTTCCGCCGCTTCATACATCTTGATACTCTCAATATCAAGGAGGAGTTCCCGAATCCAGATCGCACGCTGGAGATATGTCTTGAGAAACGGAATGGGTGTGAACTCCTGATTACCTGTCTGATAGACTAGATAAAGGACTTTATAAGAGGAAAGTTCAGGGAAAATGTTATCCAGCACAACACTATAGCCAATAGCCTGAGAACTGTTTTGATAAGTAGCAGGGTTGAGTGTAGTGAGCCCGGTAGTTTTGCATTCCAATACAAGGATTTCTCCTGATTCCCGGTGTCTAAGTACAGCATCAACAAATCCACGCATCCTGAAACCTTCAGGGAAAGATATAGCAAAACTGAGCTCACAAGCAGGTTTACCGTTGTAATAAACAAGATCGTATTCATTGAGGAATCCTTGCTCCCGGAGTGAGAGAAACTTTTGAAGTGCCATGACTGCGAGCCAAAAGGATTTCTTTCCTTTCGGATCATGCGCAAACAAATCTGCGTGCCAACCAGCGAACATTCGCAAGATTATTTCTTGTTCAGACTTGCCTTCAAGCGCAAATTGAATAGCCTCGCCGACAACGTGTCCGAATGCGAAGGTGATATTACTGCGCTCTGATTCTTCACTCCTGTGGGTTGTTCGCAGTCTGTAGAGCTGGAACTTCCGAGGGCAGGAATGTAAGGTGCTGAGGCTGGAATAGGATAGCTGACGAATGCGATAGTCAATCGTGCCATCATAGTCCTGTTCCCGGAAAGGAACTCCTGCAATTCCATCTGATCCATCAGCGTTAGCTGAGGTAGAATCGAATATGTCAGACTCCAGATCTGATACAAATGAGTCGAATGAGAATTCTGTGGTAGACATTGGATGATTGTTTGAATGAGTGGAGTGTAGATTGGATTTGAAATGGATTGATTGGATTGCCTGGAATTTGGCGGAGCCAACCACTCACTCAATGTCCTGTGTTGAGGATAAGAGAGATGAGCGGTTAGGAATGTGATTGCTAGGGATTGCTGTAGGTTGAGTTGAGGAGGTGATTCCATAATCATTCCAATAATTGCAAGCAACTCCCACACTCATTGCAGCAGGAGTAGGAAGAAGTTTGGAGCTAATTGGAAGGAATCTCCAATGGAATGTTTTAGCGGGAGGAATCTGTGCCATATCAGAATGCATCTGCGCCCGCGGATTTAATCTTTGCCGCCACTGACTTCTCTTTTCCAACCTTGATTGCAGTGGTAGCAAATTCAACTTTGGTTTGTTGGATGAGACCAGAGACAAGAGTTTGGATCTCAGATTCCTCAAGCAATGTCATCTGCTCAGGATATTGCCGAATGGTTTTGTGAATCTCATTCAGAAGAACTGGCATTGTTGGATGCTTGGAAAGGAGAGCAGCAGAGAGTTCTGCTACCTTTTCTTTGAGTGCGTAACCTTCATTGGAGGGGTTCATACAGTAGGCTCCTTGATATAAACACTTGTCCACTCTGAAGTTGTTACAACAATCTCAGTCCCATCTTTGAGAGTAAGCCTAGCTGCCCCATGAGTAGGAAGATCACAAACTTCTTTGTAATTATCCGCGGTCTCTTTTGTCCAAGCATGATAACAATTATCAATTAGCTCAACTTTGATGTCTTCCGCTTTCATACCAACTCCTTCTGCTGAAGAATCCACTTGGAACATTCTGCCGAAGTCTGATCGAAAGTTTCAAGCTGAGACTTTGGGAACCAGTGTTCTTTCTGATTCTCCTGCTCCACTCCTGCGATGGAATGAACGCAAAAAAGGATTGCCTTAGCTGTTTCCAGCTTAAGCTCTCCTTCGATTTTGATAACTTCTGCAACAGGTCTCATGGTTAAAAGTCCTCTGATATGAGTGAGAAATGAAGTCGGAAGGTTAGAATACTTCCGGAGGAGGAAATCGAAAT